GATGAAGATAGTGCAGAAGTAGAGTTAAGTGCGTCATCAGCAATGTCTCTTTGTGGGCCTGCTATTTTAGCAATAATGTCATTTTATGCGATTGATAAATTACCTAGAGATAGTGAAATTGAGCAATTTAGTAAGAAAGTTTTTTCTATTGATAAAGGAGTATCTGGTAGTTTACATATTTTTGAACACTTTTCAAAACTATGGGGTTTTTGTCAAGAATGGATTAATGACAAAATTGGCTATGTAGATGATAGTAAAATAACTACTTTTGATCAGGATGTAAATAAATGGCATAAGGATATAGCTTACTGGAGTGTTCTTAAAAATAGAGAAGAAGCTAAAAAGAATCCAGATAAGGCTCTTAAGATTAGTAAATTATATATTGATGGTATGCAGCTTAAAAGAACTGCTACTATGTTGAACATGGATAGAAGAATTCATGATTTAATTAATAGTGGTTTAATTGCTGCATCAAAATTATATAAATTTGTTGAAGAGTCAAATGCCATTGGTGGTGGTACTAGATTTAAACCTTTAGGTATAGCTTTATTTGGTGAAAGCCAAATAGGTAAAACTACTTTAGTTGAAACATTAGCACAAGATTTGCTAATACATATGGGACATACTGATGTAAATACTTATAGAAATGAAATTTATGCTAGACAAGCTGAAACTGAATTTTTCGATGGGTACGTTAATCAATCGATTATCGTAGTTGATGACGCTTTTGCAGTTATGGATTCCACATCAAAACCGAATCCAGAAATTTCAGAAACTATTCGTATGATTAATGAATTTCCTCATCATTTGCATATGGCTATTTTACAAGATAAAAATACTTTTAACACATCTAAAGTAGTTTTATGGACAATTAATGAAATAAATATTCAAACACCATCCTTATCATATCCAGAAGCATTTGATAATCGTTTAATGGAAAATGCTTATATGGTAGAACCAGCACCTCATTGTGTTAAAGTTGTTAAAGATGGTAATGGCAAAGAAAAA